TGCCACTGCGTAAATTGACATTTTGATATCTTCTGACCAAATCCTCCGGAGGCCGTAAGGCCATCCGGAGGTAGGCAGGAGGAAGTAAGAGCTGGTTCACTTGGGCGGTAATGCGAATAACGGTGCGAACTGCGGTCTCGCTTACCTGAACTCGAATAACGCCTTCTCGAACTCGAATGCGAATATCGGCTCTCGCCATACATAGGATTATATTTCTGAATACTTCCTCAGCCTTGACCTTGCATCCAGGAATGCATAGTATCCGGACTCACGTCCGGGATGTCAGAACACGAATCGCGGAAAGGCTGCCGTATGGCGGCAAGTGGTGCTGGTAGGTTCATTCTCGAAGGCTCCAGGCGGTCATCCAATGCAAGCGGCATGGATGATGTTATTTGGTCTGAATAAGACAATGTATGGCTTATGACAAAACGAAGAGGATATATTTTGGAACAGATTGCCGACATGGATAACCTGCGTAAGGCGGATCTGGACGCTCAGAGCGGAAAGGTACGTAAAAACAGGTTTATCCGGCGGCATAATGAACATGCAGAGGAGGATCTGCAGAAGTTGAGACGCATGATACTGGAACTGGACTTTCCGCCTGTTCAGTATGATATGATGCTGGTTCATAATGACAGCGGCAAGACCAGGGAGATAGCAAGACAGAACTACTATCCGTGGCGTATCCTTCATCACGCCATAATACGTGTGATAGGTAAGGATATCTACCATTATCTTATAGATGACACATTCGCATGTATTCCCGGCAAGGGACTGCATTACGGCGTCAAACGTCTTAAGATGTTTCTGCGCCGTTATCCTGAGTATAAGTGGTTCTGGAAAACGGATTACAAGAAATACTATCAGTCTATTCCGCATGACATGCTGCTGGCTGCACTGAGGCATAAGTTTAAGGATGAGCGTTTCATCAAGTTGATAGAGATGACCATTCTCAGTTATGACTCCGGCGAGACCGTGCGTACAGCCTTAATGGAAGAAAATGAAAGACGTAAAAAGAGGGATAACCATCGGCGCATTCACAAGCCAGCCTCTGGGAGGCTTTGCGGCCAGTCCTATAGGACATCACATGAAGGAGCGTAAGCGCTGCAAGTGCTTCCTCATGTATTGTGATGACACGCTGGGCCTGGCCAGGACTAAAGCGGAGGCATGGGCGCAGCTCAATGAGTTTATGAGTGTGTCAGAGCGCTACGGCCTGGTGGTCAAGGCATCTATGGTGGTGGCACCTATAGCACATCTGGAGCATCATGGCAAGAAAAAGAGACGCAGGCAGAGAGGTAGAGGTAGGAAGGCGGATTGATTTTCTGGGATATCAGTTCAGCCGAGAGCGTGTCCTGCTCAGGAAAAGTATAAAAAAGAAATTTGCCAAAAAGACGAAGATCAGGAATCCGGAGCGCCGCCGTCAGGTGCTGGCCAGCTACTGGGGATGGTGCAAATGGGGTAACTGCCGTCATTTATGGAACGTAATAACTAAAAATGATATGAGTTTTGCAGATAAGGGTATAAAAGGTGAGAGCGGATACCGTAACGGTAAGCGCTTTTTCAATGTGCCGTCCAAGGCTATCATGGAGATAGTGAATGTTCCTATCACAGTTGTGGATTTTGAGGCAGGCATAGATATTGACTCGGAACGTAAGGACCGTTACTCGGTGCTGTGTAAGGATGCCGATGGCAATGAGTTCAAGTTCCTGACTAGCAGCGGTAACATAAAATATGTGCTGGACCAGGCACGTGAGCAGGAGAAAAAAGGCACTAAGATATTCCCTGTGGATAACGTAGTGGTAAAACGCAAGTCCTATGGGGACGGTAAGTACATGTATATCTTTGACGAATGAACGCAAAAGCATAACATAATGAAAACAATCATCAATCTGAGTGAGCTGCCGGGTTCCGGCGTGAAGGTAGTAGTAGAGGGTGAACTTGTTCGCCTGTTCTTTGATTTCACACAGCATGTCGAGCCTGCAGAGGAGGGACAGGAGGCTGTGTTAGTTCCTAATCTCTATGACTGCCAGAACGTGGATGCCATAGGCCATACCAAGGCTGATCTGGTGAGTGCCATCGTCAATGACCGCTACTCGGCAGACCAGGTTCAGGCGCTGACCGCAAACTATGCTATGGCGCAGGATCCGGAGTCCGGCATCACCGAGGAGAAGCGTGCTGAGTATAATGCTGAATATGCAGAATACCAGACATGGCGTGCTCACGCCAAGGATATTGCTGTCACAGCTCTTCAGGAACTTCAGTAATGGAAGCCAGCGGCCATATAGTGGTGCGCCGCCGTGCCAAGAACGGCACCAGCGTGACTGTCACTTCTCAGAGCGTCCAGTATGCCAGAAGTAACAGCGGTACCGTACATCCTACTACCGGTTGGAGTCCAACCGTTCCGGCGGCAAGTAACGGAGAGTATATATGGACGTGGATTCATATAGAATTCTCTGACGGCACATCCACTGACGCCTATTCCGTATCACGTCTGGGTATTGACGGTGTAGGTGTTGTTAGCAGTGTGGTGACATACTGCCAGAAGGCCAATACCAATACCGCTCCTGAGAATTTCCCATCTACAGACTGGGGTAGCTTCCCAACCAGCCTGACTGACGGTTACTGGCTCTATACCAGGACCGTGGTGACTTACAGCAATAACCAGACTACCACATCCTATGCGGTAGTGCAGATAGGTCAGGGTGCCTATTATGCCGGACTGCAGGAGTATTATGCTGCTTTCGCATCAAATGATCACTCGCAGATATCCGGTTATCCGGATAAGGATCCTACAGGAAACTGGAGCACCAAGTGGCCGCAGCGTTATGTCAATGGAGAGAATCCGTCCATTGATACCACCAAGTGGAAAACCAGCAGGGCCGATGTGACACTCAATGCATCTACTCCCTATCTCTGGAACTTTGAGATTAGCCGTGACAGTAGCGGCATCAAGTATGTCACAGAACCGGTATGCATAGGTAACTTCGCTAAAGGCATAGTATCCATCGTGGAGGCTTATGCCATATCCGCCTATGCTACGGCTCCCAGTGCCGGTACTCCTCCTTCAGACATCACCACCTGGGAGGATGAGTCACATGCTGTGGCTCCTACTGCATCCAAACCATACCAGTGGAACCGTACCATCACCACATATAATGACAATACCACTACCACTACCTATCATGTCAGTGCCGTAAAAGGAAATAAAGGTAATAACGGTGATAACGGTGATGATGGTGTGGTATATTTCCTGCTGCCGTCTGCCCAGCGTATCATGCGCTACCAGGACGGCTCTCTGACCGAGAGCCAGATATCATGTCTGAAGAAGAAACAGGTAGGATCCAGTGTGCCGGTGGATGCATCGGACTGCACCATGAAATATCATTATGTGGATGCAGGAGTGGTGTCACAGGAGCAGTCATACAATGGTGGTAACATCAATATAGGTCTGTGGTGGTCAAAGGTGGTATTCCATCTCTATAAGAACAGTAATGAGATTGTCACTGAGACCGTAGATATTATCAACTATGCCAATAGTCCTGGCAGGAATCTGCTGTCAGGTACCAACTTCATAGATGAGCCAGCCGATACTACGGACGGCATGAACAATGCCGTAGTGACGCCTGACGCTCTCCAGGGTGAGGCTTCGCTGGTTTGTATCAATGCGGTCAATAAGAGTACTTATACAGACTTCTGGAGACAGGTCATCAACAGTAAGATAGAAGGTGGTCTGTGGTATACGCTATCCTTCTGGGCACGCATTAGGCCGTGTCAGATGGATATCAACACCACCAGTCCGAAATACGGATTTGGTTGGGAGGATGTATATCTGCTGGCAAATCAGACCATCAAGATGACCATACGTGGCTGTGCCTCCAGCGCAGCGCTGGCTGCAGGATGTGATCTGAGGGTGTTTGTGTTCAAGGAGGATTGGACCTGGCAAAGGTCTGTCAATATAGACTCCACAGAGATTATTGAGGCATCTGTGACCTTTAACGTACCTGAATCCGGCGCTTACAAGATAGGCTCTTACTGTTTTAAGGAGCCAGGTGGCGGTAATACTCCGGTGGAAGGCCAGACTGTGACAGTGGAATGGTATCGTCTGCAGTATCATAATCCGATGTGTACGTATGTTTACCCCAGCTTCATAGATACATCGGCCATTCAGGTGGCTAACGGAAACAGGTTGGCTAGCTCTCCGTCAGACGGCTGCGTAAATTGGCAGCTGGAAGAGGAATGGGCGTATCGTACATTCTCCTTCAAGGTCAAGGATACTCTGCCTAGTGCGAATAATCATGTCCTGTTCCGCCTGCTGCAAGGTGCCTGTGGAGTGGAGATATGTATGCCCAAGCTGGAGCGTGGTGTGTTTGCTACAGCCTGGGGACGTGCCGAGACCGATAAGACTGGTGAACAGGGGCCACAAGGTCCACAGGGTCCACAAGGTCCTACCGGACCTAACGGTAAGACCGGTATGATAATACGTACCAGGGAGTGGAGTAACGGCGGATCTACAGGCATCCAGTATCATAATGATACGGCTCTGACTGATGAGATACGTTACCTGGATATTGTGACTGTCACTAACGGTGCTAATTATTCCGCATACCAGTGCAAACTGACGCATACCACTACCGCTAGCAACACCATACCTGTTACCAACACCACCTACTGGGAACCGCTTAATATCACGGTCCCTATCTATACGTCACTGATTCTGGCTGCTAATGCCGTCATCAACTTTGCACAGTCCCAGAGGATAGCTATACTGGATGAAGGTGTGTTGAAGGCCGGTCTACAGGCAGGCGAATGGCCTATATGGGCCGGTGGTGCTACACCTTCAGAAGCACCATTCAGAGTCAATAAGAATGGAGGTCTATTTGCTACTTCGGCGGACATAGAGGGTTATATAAAGGCAAATAGGTTCACTATGCCTTTTATCACCACTCCATATCAGAGTGTTTATACTTATACTGTTGATTCTCCGTGTAATATCTCTCTATATTCAGGTATGGGATATCTGTTTATAGAACTTAATATGCCTGATGGAAATACGGCATTCAATGGAAGAAGAGTTGTGGTTTCGTGGGAGGCTATGAGGACTAGAAGTGAATGTCCTCATGCAATAACAGGCAGATTAAGATGTCCTCATAAGGATGTTATAGATCCAGTAACTTATGGCGTGACGGAAAAATGGGCCTCAAGGATTGATACAACGTCATCTGGTATAGTTGAATTACTGTGTATTGACGGTCACTGGTGGATAATGAACATTCTTGGCGAAGGTATGGAATATACATTTACGAATTAACCATATACAAATTTTCACAGTTATGATTGATTATTGGACTCTGTTTGCCGCTATCGTGGCGGTGGTGAGCGCAGTAGCTGCTGCTCTGATCAAGTTGTTTAAGGTAAAGGCCGGCTGGCTGAAACAGGTAATCTCCTGGCTGGTGGCTATAGGTCTGACCTTCGCTGCCTGGGCCATAGGTATACTACCTTCACTGGGTGAGCCTGCCTGGTTCTACGTGCTTATACAAGGTGTGTGTGTAGGTCTGGTGAGTAACGGATTCTATGACATACCTGCCATCAGGAAGTTCTATGAGTGGCTTTTTCATTTGGAGAAGAGAAGTGAAGAGGATTAGAGTATTATTGGTTTGATTGGAGGCAGGCCATCCGGAATCATCCGGATGGTCTGTCCTTTATATGGGTACCACTTGCTGATATTTTTGTTTCAGTTTTTAACGGCCTATGAAATTGAGTACAAAAGGCCAGCTTCGCCTGGCTTCATGCATGTGCATCTTCGGATGCTTATTGGTTGCAGCT